GTGGTGCAGCGACTACTCTTTCTATCGGTGCAGCAACTGGTACTGCTACGATTAATAACGCTGAAGTTGTTGTTACTGGTAACTTAACTGTTAATGGTACAACTACTACAGTAAATTCAACTACTTTAACAGTTGATGATAAAAATATAGAGTTAGGTTCTGTTGGTACACCTACAAATACTACTGCAAATGGTGGTGGTATTACTCTAAAAGGTGCAACAGATAAGACTATCACTTACGCAAGTTCTGATGAATCATGGAATATGAACATCAATTTGAATGTTACTGGTGCGGTTGCTGCAACTGGTGATATCACTTCTCCAAATTTCTACTCTGTTTCTGATGAACGATTAAAAGACAATATTGTTGATTCTCCATATGGTCTAACAGAAGTTATGCAACTTCGTTCAGTAGCCTATGATATGGATGGTCGTCATGAAGTCGGTCTGCTTGCGCAAAATGTTGAACAACATATGCCTGAGTTTGTTTCTACAGACGCTGATGGAACTAAGAAACTTGACTACGCTAAAATGGTATCAGTTTTAGTTAAGACTGTTCAACAGCAACAAGAACAAATCGAAGAATTAAAAGCAAGATTAGGATAATTAATGGCTATCCCAACAAGTAGAGAAGGTCTAAAGCAATACTGCCTCAGAGATCTCGGTGCTCCAGTTTTGGAGATCAACGTAGATGATGATCAGTTAGAAGACCGTATTGATCAGGCTCTAGATTACTGGCGTCTATATCACTACGAGGGTATCGAGCAGATTTATCTTAAATGCCAAATTAAAGCATCTAGACTGACCATTACTACAGGTAATGCTGCTTCTTTTGGTTTAGAACAACCAGTCGTTGGCGCCACTTCTGGTGCAATGGCAACCATTACTAGAGAAAATGATACAATTTCTTCTGGTAATACTTTGATTGTTAAGAACGTAGTTGGAACTTTTGTTGCTGGTGAAACTATTACCAGTGGTGCACTTACTGCAACTCTTGGCTCAGGTACTCCTTGCGTTCTTGGTGAGTATGATAAGAAATACGTAGATATCCCTGATGCTGTTTATGGTATCACTAAAGTTCAAAGTATTGGTCAAGCATCTTCTTCAAAGAATATCTTTGACTTGCAATATCAATTGCGATTAAATGATTTGTATGATTTAACTTCTACATCAATCATTTATTTTAAAACTGTTATGTCTCATTTGGCTCTATTAGACTTAGAGTTAAATGGTCATACGCTATATCGTTTCAATCGTTTACAAAATCGTTTGTATCTAGATATTAACTGGCAGTCTGATGTATCATTCGGTGATTACATTATTGTTTACGCATATCGTGCTTTAGATCCAGCTGAGTTCTCTAAGGTATGGAATGAGAACTGGATCAAGCGTTATACTACTGCTCAATTCAAACGTCAATGGGGCACTAACCTTAAGAAATTTACAGGTCTTCAACTTCCAGGTGGCGTAACATTAGATGGTGATAAGTTATATACTGAAGCCATGACTGAAATTCAAATCTTAGAAGACGAACTGCAAAATAAATCTGCTCCTCTAGAATTCTTCTTAGGATAAAATGTCTACAACAAATGTATATTTTTCTCAGGGAACTCAAAACGAACAGTACCTGATTGAAGATATTATCATTGAATCATTAAAGATTTATGGTAATGAAGTTTTTTACATTCCAAGATCTTTAGTATCTAAGGATAATGTTCTCGGTGAAGATCGACTTTCTCAATTTAAAACTGCATTCCCTATTGAAATGTATTTTGAGAACGTAGACTCGTTTGGTGGTCAAGGTGCATTTATTCAGAAGTTTGGTTTAATGATTGAACAGTCTGCAACTCTGGTAGTTGCTCGTAGACGTTGGAATCAATTAGTTGGTCGTTATGGTCAAACACAAATTCCTTCTCGCCCGAATGAGGGTGATTTAATTTACTTCCCACTGACTGGTAGTTTATTTGAACTTAAATTTGTTCAACACCAAGACCCATTTTATCAGCTTGGTAAACTATATGTTTACAAACTTCAAGTTGAACTATTCCAGTACTCTTCAGAAAGAATCGATACTGGTATCGCTAAGATTGATACTTTTGAATCTCTTAAAACATTCAGCACTAATACAACTAGAAATATTCACGGTAGAGTTGCGACTATTACAATGACAAATAGTGGCACAGGATATACTTCTGTTCCAACAGTTACTCTTATAAGTTCTACTGGTATTGGTGCTACAGCTACTGCAATTAGAGGAACATCTGGAACTAATCTTAATAAGATTACTGGTATAACTATTACCAATCAAGGTACTGGTTATCAAACTGCCCCAGTTGTTAGTATTACTGGTGGTGGTGGTACTGGCGCTACAGCAACAACTACTCTTGATATTGATATTAAGAAATCTTCTGATGGCTTTGGTGAAAATGATTCGTTCAAAGATGCAGCCACTGATGTTATTAACTTTGATGAACAGAATCCATTCGGAGAAATAAACAATGCTTAATGGAAATGTTTATTACCATGGCTCCATAAGAAAAGCCATTGTGGCTTTTGGTCGTTTATTCAGCGACATTTATATTGACCGCAAGCAAGGTGACTCTGTTACTGGTACTACTATTCAGCGTTTACAAGTTCCTCTTTCTTATGCACCAAAAGAAAAGTGGTTAGTTCGTTTAGATCAGCAACCTGATTTAGAAAATAACGTAACTATGATTTCTTTGCCAAGGATGTCTTTTGAAATTAATAGTTACGCATATGATTCTTCTCGTAAGTTGAATCGTATGCAACAAATTAAAACTGATGTAGATAATAGCACAAAGCCAACTGTATATACGCCAGTTCCATACAATGTGGATATCTCGCTTTATATCTTGACAAAAACTCAAGAAGATGGTCTACAAATTATTGAGCAAATCTTACCTACGTTTACTCCAGAATATACTTTGGCAGTTAACGTAGTTCCTGAGATGGGAATTACTATGGACGTTCCTATTATATTAGAGAGCGTAAGTGTTGTTGATGAGTATGATGGTAACTTTCAAGATAGAAGGTTCGTTACTCATACGTTAAATTTCCAAATGAAACTTAATCTATTCGGTCCAGTTTCTGGTCAAGGTATTATTACTGAAGTTAATGCCAACATTGGACAAAACGAATCAACTGGCGCAAACCGAGCATATGTGGCTCAAGGTGATATTACTACCGCAACAGTTACTTCGGAACAGTGGACTGGCGAAGGATTATAATTGGCTGAAATATATAATTCGAATTCGAACTTAAAAGCTGCTGGTGTACAAGTTGATTTTACTCCAGACAATATTCAAGAGTATATAAAGTGTTCCCAAGATTATATTTACTTTATTGAAAATTATTGTTATATTGTTACTCTTGATCATGGTTTACAACTGTTCAAGTTATATGATTGTCAGAAGAATAAGTTACATGTAATCCATAACAATAGACGTATCATTCTTATGGAAGGTCGTCAGCAAGGTAAGACGACTACTTCTGCTGCTTATATCTTATGGTATACTTTATTTCAAGCCAGTAAAACCGTAGCGATCTTAGCAAATAAAGCAACTGCTGCAAGAGAAGTTTTAAATCGATATCAAACTATGTACGAGTTGCTCCCTCAATGGATGCAACAAGGTGTTGTTACTTGGAACAAAGGTGATATCGAATTAGAAAATAAATCAAAAGTATTTACTGCTGCTACTTCAGCTTCTGGTATTCGTGGTAAATCTGTTAACTTACTTTACGTTGATGAGACAGCAATTATTCCAAACAACGTGGCAGAAGAATTCTTTACTTCAGTTTACCCTACTATTTCTGCTGGTGAAACAACAAAGATCCTATTAAGTTCTACGCCACTTGGTTATAATCACTTCTGGAAATACTGGAATGATGCTGAAAATGGTCGTAATGGATTCACACCATTGTTTATCCCTTATTGGGAAATTCCAGGTCGTGATGATAAGTGGGCAGCTGAACAGAAAGCAATGCTTGGTGAACTTAAATATAACCAAGAGGTTGCGTGTAAATTCCTTGGTTCTAGTTTAACTTTAATATCAGCAGATGTTATCGCTAAGATGCCAATAGATCCAAGAATCCATGAGAAAGATGGATTAGATGTTTACGCTAGACCATCAGCTGGTCATACTTATTGTATTGTGGCTGACGTAGCTAAAGGTGTTGGTGGAGATTATTCAGCATTCCAAGTAATTGATATTACTGAGTCTCCGTATAAAATTGTTGCAAAATATAGAAGTAACAACATTAGTCCTTTGTTATATCCTAATGTCCTATACAAAATAGGTAATGAATATAATCAAGCATATCTCTTACTAGAGATAAACGTAAGCGAACAAGTTGCACATATCTTGTATAATGAACTAGAATACGAAAATATCCTGTTTGTTAATCGTCAGACAAATGGGCAGTATGTCGGTGCTGGTTTCGGTGGAGGTAAAACTCAGCTAGGTGTCAATACCGATAAGAAGATTAAACGAATTGGGTGTCACAACTTTAAGTCTTTAGTCGAAGAAAATAAATTATTAATCACTGATGCGGATACGATCTCTGAGATCTCTACTTTTATTGAGAAAAAAGGATCATATGAAGCAGATGAGGGGTATCATGATGACTTAGTTATGCCTTTAGTTCTTTTCGGATGGTTGACAACTCAGCCATATTTTAAAGACCTAAATAACATA